CAGATACCGAGACAATTTCAGCGTTGGCAGTCGTGTATCTGTCTTTGTCTCTATCCCAAAAAGTCATATACAACTTGCCAGTCTTTTTGTTTCTGTCAATTTTGCTTTTTTCGTCCCATTGTCCTTTTCGCGTTATGCGTTGACCTTGCATATTTTCTTGCCCGTCTATCGTTTCGGGTGTCCAAGTGGCAATAAATTTATCGCCTTTATTTAGTTTCATATTTTTTCCTTTCTAGTATTGACATTATATTAATTTCCTATATTGTCAAGGCATGAAAGGAGAAATAAAAACCATGATAGGACACAACGTAAAATTCGTAGTCTTAAAAATTGAAGAGCATAACTTTGCAACTTTAAAAGAATATAAATGCAAGGTTGAAGTCGTTGGTACGTTTGACAATTTAGAAGACGCGAAAAAATGCAAGCAAGCAAAGGACATTTTAAACACTATCTCATCAGAAAATCACGACTGGTGTTTTGAGCAGTTTAGAATTCAACAGATTTTTTTCAAGTCCTTTGTCAAAGCTGATAAAAAAACAGCTTAACTTGTAAAAAGCTCAATGTGTTGCAGAAATGCAACACATTGATGTTGCATAAATATCACGACCAAAATGGGTCGGAGAGAAGAGCATGTGGGCGGGACCCACCCAAGAAAAAAAAGAAAAAAAGAAATTTTTTATTTGACATATAAATACTTTCCTTTAATATCCTATTTAACAAACAACGCAAGGAGAGTGCTTTGAGAGGGGTTGGCACATAGATTAGTATAAAAACTCTCACAAACAAATGGAAAGGACAAATGAAAACAATTAAATATAATAACAAAGAATATAAGCTGCCGTTTCAAGTAGCTTTGCCCGAGGATCCAACTACTGAGGAGATTGTAAAAAATCGTTTTGGTGGTGAGTCTTGCACACTTCCTGCATTTGCTGTTGCTGTGTATGATGTGATTATTGGTAGTGAGATGTTTCAAGATTGGAAATCTCAAAGAAAAGGTTTGGATTGGTTTATTAAATATTTTCCGAAACAATATATGGTTTTATTAGATTAATAAGCCATGTAGTTCTTGCATAGGGTATCCTACATTATCCTATGCATAAACTGCATAGCTCATTTAGAGAAGAGCATGTGGGCGGGACCCACCCAGGAAAAAAAGAAATTTTTTATTTGACATATAAATACTTTCCTTTAATATCCTATACATGGACAAAGGAGGACAAATGTTTAAAACTAAAAATGGTTTTTACAGCAGAAAAAGGTTCAGCACTACTCAGGCGATAAGTTATTTTATTTATCATAAGCTGGATAAAAAAACACGGCACGCGGTCAGTACTCCAACTCAATGGGGTTATGGTATTCACGATTATAAAACAGGTAAATTGTTTTTGATCGAATATATTTCTTCAGGTCGTTGGAAGTTTTTAGGAAAGCATTTTAATAAACTTGATGACATAAATAAAAAGAAAGCTTACCTAATAAATAAACATTACAAAAGGGCTTAGGATATTATAGGATAAGTCAATAGGATAGGCGACCAAAATGGGTCGCCTTTTCCACAGAGAAGAGCATGTGGGCGGGTCCCACCCTAATAGAGGTCCCAATAGGAATTATTACTGCCGTTATAGCTTTATTAAAAAATCGTAAGGGGTGTGGTGTAGTAGGGGTCCCAGACCTACCCTATATAGTTTGATTTGAATAGTTTTACATGTATATTAGTTTATACCCATATTGAAACATATGCTGACATTAGAAAAAATTAATAAAATTAAAGATCCTATCAAACGTAGAAAGCTGAAAGAAGATCTCGTTAACGCAGATGAGGCAGCTGATAGAAAAGAAGCCCATGATGACTTTTTATCTTTTGTAAAACAAATGTGGCCTGAATTTATAGAGGGGTCCCACCACGCACGTATCGCAGAAAAATTTAATAAATTAGCAACAGGAGAAATTACTCGTTTAATTATTAATATGCCACCTAGACATACTAAATCAGAATTTGCGTCTTACTTTTTGCCTGCATGGATGATTGGTAAAAATTCTAAGTTAAAGATTATTCAAGCAACTCACACAGCAGAACTTGCAATTAGTTTTGGGCGTAAGACAAAAAATTTAATCGACTCAGAAAATTATCAAAAAATTTTTTCTACAAGATTACAAGAAGACTCTAAAGCTGCTGGACGTTGGAATACTTCTAAACAAGGTGAATACTTTGCTGTTGGTGTCAAAGGTGCTGTAACCGGAAGAGGTGCAGATTTATTAATCATTGATGATCCACATTCAGAGCAAGATGGAGCAAGTAACAAGACTACAGCTTTTGATACAGCTTACGAATGGTATACTTCAGGACCACGACAACGTTTACAACCCGGTGGTCGTATTGTTGTAGTTATGACTCGTTGGTCAACTAAAGATCTGACTGCAAGATTAGTAAATGCACAAGCAGATGAAAATGCAGACAAGTGGGACATCATAGAGTTCCCTGCAATTTTACCAAACGGAAAACCTGTGTGGCCAGAATATTGGAAGCTAGAAGATTTCGAAGCAGTTAAAGCTTCAGCTGGTGTAAATAAATTTAATGCACAGTATCAACAAAATCCAACATCAGAAGAAGGTGCGATTATAAAAAGAGAATGGTGGAACGATTGGGATAAAGACGAATTACCTTTGGTTACACATTGCATTCAATCTTACGATACTGCATTTTTAAAAAAAGAAACAGCTGACTACTCTGCCATTACAACATGGGGTGTATTTAGAGAAACTGAAGATTCACAAGAATGTTTAATTCTCCTTGATGCGTGGAAAGGTCGAGTTGAGTTTCCAGAACTAAGGCGCGTGGCCAAAGAACAATATGATTATTGGAAACCTGAAACAGTAATCGTGGAGGCTAAAGCTTCAGGTTTGCCACTGACACATGAATTAAGGAACATGGACATACCCGTAGTCAATTTCACTCCAAGTAAAGGTCAAGATAAACACGCAAGAATAAATGCAGTAGCTCCTTTATTTGAGTCAGGTAAAATATATGCTCCTCTAGATCGTGAGTATGCAGAAGAAGTTGTAGAAGAATGTGCTGCTTTTCCCTTTGGAGAGAATGATGACTTAGTGGATTCTGTAACTCAAGCCCTATTAAGGTATAGACAAGGAGGACTGATAACTCACCCTGAAGATTACCAAGAAGAACCTTTACCTAGGGGCAAAAAGAGTTACTACTGGTGAAACCTCCTTTTTATTACAGAATGGCAATATTAATTCTTTGTGGAGGATGCATACCTATTTTAATTACACAATTTTTAGGGTATTATTTAAACATAAGCTGGCAAAGGGCAGCAGAACTTACGTTTATTATTTGTGTCCCTTTAGCTCTTTGGATGGCAACAAAAATTAACGAGAGGTGGCACGATGACAGAGAAGACTAATCCGACCCTTGTAAAAAATATGAAACACGTTAAATGGAAAGAGATACCCCCTCTATCTGGCCCTGATCCACGAGGCTTGATTAAGGAGACAAAACAAGATAAACAAGAAAGATTGGAGAATACAAATGGCAGATATCGACAAATCACTTCCAAACGAAGTTAGAAAAACTATTGAGATCGAAGGCCCTGAAAAAGAGGTCGAGATCACAGAAGAAATTCAAGAATCCATTCCAAGTCAAGGCGACACGGAAATTACACCGACTGATGACGGAGGTGTAGAAGTTAACTTTGAACCAGGAGCTTTTAGTCAACCACAGGGAGAAGGTCATTTTGATAATCTCGCTGAGTTACTTCCGGAGGAAATATTAGGTCCTCTTGGTTCAACGTTAAATCAAAACTACATGGATTACAAAACGTCTAGAAAAGAATGGGAGCATTCTTATATACAGGGTCTAGATCTATTAGGATTTAAATACGAACAACGGACAGAACCGTTTCAAGGCGCAGCAGGTGCAACGCATCCTGTTCTAGCTGAAGCAGTCACGCAATTCCAAGCGTTGGCTTACAAAGAATTGTTACCGGCCGACGGACCTGTAAGAACACAAATCATTGGCGCACCAAGTCCACAAAAAGAACAACAGTCTAAAAGAGTAAAAGAATTTATGAACTATCAGTTGATGGATCAAATGAAAGAGTATGAACCTGAGTTTGATCAAATGTTATTTTATTTACCTCTATCAGGATCCGCGTTTAAAAAAGTTTATTACGATGATCTATTACAAAGAGCAGTTTCTAAATTTGTACCTGCAGAAGATCTCGTGGTCCCTTATTCAGCAACCTCACTCGAAGATGCAGAGTCTATTATTCACGTTATTAAAAAATCAGAAAATGATTTACGTAAACAACAGGTCTCGGGTTTTTATAGAGATGTCGAATTAGGAAGGCCCACGGACAACGAATCTGCTTTAGAGAAAAAAGAGAGAGAACTTGAAGGAGTTAAGAAAACAGTTAACGAAGATATATTTACTTTGTTAGAGTGTCATGTCAATCTTGACCTAGAAGGTTTTGAAGATAGAGATGCTGAAGGTCAACCAACAGGAATTAAACTTCCATACATAGTAACACTAGAAGAAAGCTCAAGACAAATTTTATCTATCAGAAGAAACTATGCAATGGATGATCCGAAAAAAGAAAAGATAACTTACTTTGTACATTTTAGATTTTTACCAGGACTAGGATTTTATGGTTTTGGTTTAATACACATGATCGGCGGTTTATCTAGAACCGCAACATCTGCCCTAAGATCATTGTTAGATGCCGGTACGCTTTCCAATCTACCGGCAGGATTTAAAATGCGTGGTATCAGAATGAGAGATGATGCCCAAGCGATTCAACCAGGAGAATTTAGAGACGTGGATGCACCAGGTGGTAACATCAAAGATGCCTTTATGGCTTTGCCATTTAAGGAACCATCGCAAACACTTCTACAACTAATGGGGGTCGTAGTATCAGCAGGTCAAAGATTTGCATCGATCGCTGATATGCAAGTAGGTGATGGGAACCAACAAGCGGCAGTGGGTACGACCGTAGCGCTGTTGGAAAGAGGAAGCAGAACAATGTCTGCAATTCACAAAAGAATATACGTAAGTTTGAAGGAAGAGTTTAAACTTCTTGCACGTGTATTTAAATTATACTTACCTAATGAGTATCCGTATGATGTTGTGGGTGGTCAAAGAATGATTAAGCAATCAGACTTTGATGACAAAGTAGATATACTTCCAATTGCTGATCCAAACATATTCTCTCAAACACAAAGAATATCTATGGCTCAAGCTGAATTGCAACTTGCGCAATCTAATCCTCAAATGCATAATTTATACAATGCGTATCGTGCAATGTATGAAGCGTTAGGAGTTAAGAACATAGATCTTATTTTAAAACCACAACCACAGCCTCAACCTATGGATCCTAGTGTTGAAGCGATTATGTCTTTATCAGGAAAACCTTTTCAAGCATTCAAAGGTCAAGATCACAAAGCTCACATTACAGCTCATTTAAATTTTATGACAACATCTATGGCTAGAGGTAATCCTTTAGTTACAGCTTCTATGCAAAAAAATATTTTTGAGCACATTTCTTTGATGGCATTAGAACAAGTTGAAATAGAATTCCAAGATCAAATAAGACAATTACAAATGATGTCACAAAATCCTGCTGCGATGCAGAATCCAGAGATGCAACAACAAGCTATGAATTTAAATATGCAGATCGAAGCAAGAAAAGCTATCTTGATTGCAGAAATGTTTGAAGATTTTGCTAAAGAAGAGAAAATGTTACTAGGTGATTTTGCAAATGACCCTATTGCGAAGCTAAAATCTAGAGAATTAGACATTAGAGCTAAGGATGATTTTGTAAAAGCACAACAAGCACAAGAAAAAATCAATCTTGACAAGATGAAAGCGATGATGAACCAAATGAACAAGGACGAAAAGCTTGAACAGAACGAAGAACTAGCAGAATTACGTGCAGCAACGTCATTGACAAAGCAAGAAATGGCAAATAGAAGCAAAATTCACGATTTTGGTAGAAATTTTAAGAAAAAATAAGTAGTATTAACTAAGGAGGACATATGCAAAGACTCGATAAAATAAAAAACTTGGCATCTCAGGAAATGAAGACAAAAAAAGATCCTAGATCCGAGATTATCACTAACCAAGATGCGCCTGAAAACAAAATTGGTGTTGGTGAGGAAGTGCAAGTAAGAGGCACGAAGCGAATGTTGAGAGATAAAAGCAAAACTGCAACTTGGTACTAGTATGGCTTGGTTTAGTTTAGTAAAAATTGCTTTACAAGCTGGTGGTAAGATATATGCCAACCGTCAAAAGACAAAAATGGCTATGTCTGACGCTCAGCTTATGCATGCAGAAAAAATGGCCCGAGGTGAAGAGCAATACCAGGGCAAATTATTGGAGGCGAGGCAAAACGACTTTAAAGACGAATTTGTACTTGTCATTATT